AGAGGCACATATACGTCTTAAAATGCCCAATGATATATATTCTTTGGGAAACCCTGACATATGGAATACTGCATTTTTAAACATAGTGAGTGAGACAAATCAAGATTTTAAAGATGATTGTGCCTTCATTAGCGAGAAAACATTTAAACCTATTATAGGGCTAAGACCGTTTATTTGTTTCGCAAATCCTAATATAAGCAAACAGTTAAAAGAATTAGGGTTTGAGACTTTTGATGATGATTTTGATTATAGACCCACAGATGATGAAGAAACAAACATCACTATGATATCCGATATAATTCAAAATATAGATTTTAATAGATTGAATAATGATAAATTATACGATACATACTTACCTAAATTATTACATAATAAAAATTGGTTACCAAAAGCGGCAGAAAAACAATGGAAGAAAATAGAGGAATTAGCAAATGAGTAAACAACAATATAACTTAAATACAAAGACTGACTATCTAAATCGCAAGATGTTTTTGGACCCAGCAGGTCCCGTTACTATTCAAAGATTCGAAGAAGTAAAATATAATAAAGTAGTCAAATATGAACAGACCGCACGTGGTTTCTTTTGGGTGCCTGAAGAAGTATCATTGACAAAAGACGCCAATGATTTCAAAGATGCTAGCGAAGCCGTCAAGCACATTTTTACTAGCAACCTATTGCGTCAAACCGCATTAGATAGTTTGCAGGGTCGCGGCCCAAGTCAAATCTTTACTCCAGTTATATCATTACCAGAATTAGAAGCATTGGTATATAATTGGACGTTCTTTGAGACAAATATTCATAGCCGCAGTTATAGCCACATCATACGTAACATCTATAATGTTCCCAAAGAAGTTTTTAACACTATACATGATACAAAAGAAATTGTCGATATGGCAAGTAGCGTGGGCGAATACTACGATAGGTTGCATGAGATCAATTGCGGCAAAGAATTAGGCATGGAAGATACTCTTGAAATAACCGAAGAACAACATATAGAAGCAATTTGGTTAGCACTCAATGCAAGTTATGCATTAGAAGCATTTAGATTCATGGTAAGTTTTGCTACAAGTCTTGCTATGGTCGAAAACAAATTGTTTATCGGTAATGGTAATATCATCAGTCTGATATTACAAGATGAACTATTACACAAAGAATGGACCGCTTGGTTGATCAATCAAGTAGTCAAAGAAGATAGTAGATTCGCAAAAGCAAAGCAGGAATGTGAGGCTGAAGTATATCAAATGTATATGGATGTCATACGTGAAGAAAAAGAATGGGCTGACTATCTGTTTAAGAAAGGCTCAGTAATCGGACTCAATGCGAACATCTTAAAAGATTTCGTAGACTATACGGCTAATGTCGCACTCAAAGAGATCGGCATCAAGTATCAAAGTTCTGCTCCTAAGACTAATCCTATACCTTGGTTCAACAAGCATAGCGAGACTAGCAAGAAGCAGACCGCTCTACAAGAAAACGAAAGCACAAACTATGTGATCGGTGTCATGAGCGATAAATTAGATTACGATGATCTTCCCGCACTATAACTATAATTAACAAGGAGAATATTATGAAGGCTACAATTTGGAGCAAGGATATGTGTCCTTATTGCGACCGTGCAAAAGCATTGTTGAAGCAAAAGGGCATTGAGTTTGAAGAACGCAAGATCGGTAGTGGATGGACTAAAGAACAGTTACTAGAGTCTGTACCTACAGCAAGAACGGTACCGCAGATATTCCTAGATGGAGTATTAGTGGGTGGTTACGACCAATTGAAAGCAAAATTTGACAAAGAGGAAATATAATGAATATTGAAGTAGGACAGACATATAGTTTTAAACTAAACAGCGGTGAAGAACTTGTCGCTAAACTAGTAAAGATCGAAGAAGGATTCTATATCATCAGCGACCCTGTGAGCATTGGACCTAACCCAAACGGGGGTCTAGGATTGGTTCCTAGCATGTTTACCATAAATATGCACTCAAACGTGCGACTAAATACTAATAGTGTCGCATTAGTGGCAGAGACAGATGACAGCGTTAAGATGAAGTATCTTGAAGCCACTACAGGAATCAAGGTTCCTGAGAAGAAAGTAATATTAGGATAAGATAATGCCAAAACTTAGTCGTAAGGGTGATAAGAATACTACAGGGGGCAAGATTGTTCGCGGTGCAGGAACTGTATTCGCCAATGGAAAACCTGTAGGATTGCACACTAGCAAGATCACCCCTCACGAACCTAAGCCTAATAAAAAACCACACAATGACGCATCGACTACTGAAGGTAGTCCCACAGTATTTGCTGAGGGAGACCCTGTACTCAGAGTCGGTAGCGGTAATACTTGCGGCCATAAAATAGTTGAAGGAAGCGACAACGTTTTTTGTCCGTAACACATGGCAAACACAGGTAAGCAAAGCCCATTAGGTGTAAACGTACTAGGTTCTTTATTACAGAACATAGGCTTTTATATCAATCCAACTGCTCAAAGTTATATGGGGCAGAACAAATCAACACAGGGCTCATACACTCCCGGCAAGATAGTCAATGATACTTCCTTAAAGTGGCTTACCTATGCGATTAACGATGCATACAAGAGAGGTTATGCCAGCGGTACTAATGTATCAGTAGACAAATCTACCTATAATAATATGTTGACTATAGGTCAAAGTCGTATACCTGCATTAGGAAATAGCCCTCCCCCAACATGGGAAACAAGCGATCCTAGCGGAGTATGGGTCAATGCATATGCCGGCTCTAATCCAAGCACGCCGGGTTATACTAATAATCAAGCAGGTGCGCCTGCTAATTCAGGTTATGGTTTTTATAGTTGGACTGCTAGTTATGAAGAATACGCAGATAATAGAACAGAAGCATATAAAAACGAAGGTCAATTAGCGAGTTGGTATCCTTTCTTAGCGACTGTAGGCGGTAATAATGTTCCCAATGTAGGTATCACGCAATGGGGTTGGATTCGTTGCATGGCATTACAGGCATGGAATGAGTTCAACTGGAACGGTAAAACGATAGATCAAACCGATACGAGCCCTTCAGGTAGTCCTGAATATCAGTATTTCTCTGATAGTTTTGTTACAGCAGATAGTTTTAAAAATTATAGTAATGAGGCCATTTATTCTATAGAAGACAGTCAGACTTTCTTAAAAGGCACGTTTAGTAATCAAGATGATTTGATCAGCGCAGACGTTGCAGGTGTATCGTTATCAAGCAGAGCATTCGGTCAAGATTTAATCAATCTAGGCAATGCTATTGATTTTAATTATATCAAAACTTTTGGTTTACCTTCAAGCGTATTACAGATACTTAAAAAATATAATGCATTGACTCAACCTGTGATATTAGCATTGTTGACTTCTGGTCTGTCACAGAACGAGATAGAATCCATAAGCAACGGCAACATAACTCCTACTAAAGAACAAGAACAAAAAATATATGCATCCTATCTAGTTATTGTCAACAATGATTTAGAAGAGATCAAAACCATATTAAATTGTAAGACTAAAGGTCTTACATCATTAGGAGATTTGGTTAGTGTTAAAAAGATGTTCCCGTTAAGTTTCACTACTCTAACCGTACCTATATACAATACTAGTCCTGGGCCTACTAACAGCAAAACATATTATCTATTATTCATAGCACAAGAACTGAACCCTCAACTAGTCATACCTAGAATCAAAGAGATTGTTGGAGAGATTGTTCCTCCTCTACCACCTCCGGTAGTGATAGAACCTCAACCTGCACCGCCACCGGAACCACAGTCCCCACCTATCATTATTCCAGAGCCACCAAAGATACCGGCGCCAGACCCTATACCTCCGCCGTCACCAGTCATAGAGCCACCCATGGTTCCTGTATTATTCCCTATCATCGGTGGCGGTGGTGGCGGTTGCGTGGCACTAGAATCATTTGTGCCATTAGTAGAAACAGAACAAAAGCACAACAGCAGAGATATCACAAATGCTTGGATGCTTGAAAGTGGCATGAAGATCAGTCTAGGCAATGATAATCTAGAAATTGTAGATGGACAGGTTGTCAAAACACTCAACGATTATCAACCCTGTGTACGTATTGAAACTGCTGACGGCATCTCATTAGTATGTTCAACTACTGCCCCTATCTTTACTAAAGATGATGGATTTGTGCTTGCCCCTGAATTATTCGGTAAACGTGTAGCAGTAATGCGCAATGGACGTACATGGTACGATGAAGTAGTAAGATTAGAAGACATAGGTATGAAATTTGTACGTGTGATAGACACAGGTAATAATAGTTTCTGGGCAGGAGAGAAGCCAGGATCATTTATATTACACCATAATGCGATCATCAATGATCAAAACGATGTGGAGAAAAATTAATGGCTGACGAACTAAATTTTCAAATACCACAACTAGGATTCGATAGTTATCTGTATGGAATTATACCTGATGATCAGGCTGTG